AGGTATACTCCCAGATACGGATTACGCCTTGAGTGCCGCTGCCGCCAACCGACGTGTTATTTGCACCAGAACCACCACTACCATAACCAGTTCCTGTTTGTCCGTTTCTTGTGCCATAAGACGCATTTGTTGGTCCACCAGAACCAAAAAATGAAGAACCGCCTTGCCCTCCAACATTAATAGTTGTCCCAGATATAAAAGCCCCAGAACCTCCGTTTGCTCCAGTAATATTTAAATCACCATTTGTGGCAGAGCCGCCCGCCCCACCTGAAGCCGTACTATTAGCGCCAGCACCGCCAGCAGCAGCACCGCCTGCTCCAGTTATTGTTGTTGCACCAACTGTAAAAGTTGTGTTGCCGCCACTAGTTGGGGTACTACTTCCAGAACCAGCAGCGCCTATAGCGTAAGTGTAAGCGGTTGAGCCTGTTACAGTAAAATACTTAGCAACATAACCGCCACCGCCGCCGCCGCCGTTACTTGCTCCTATATTAAAATTAGAACCTCCACCTCCTCCACCAACTGCTTCAACATAAATCTTCGTGCAGTTAGATGGTGTAGTGTAAGATGTTCCACTTGTAAGAATTTGCGGCGCACGGATAAGTTGCCCTGATGCTGATACAGCAGCCCACGTACCGTCACCACGAAGATAGTTTGACGCGGAAGGAGTTCCTGTTGCGGCAGCAACAGCAGTTACTGATGTCAGCACATTGCTCGTCGTAGAGGGAAGAGTTAGCGTTGTAGTTCCAGCAACTGCCGGTGCAGCAATGGTAACTGATCCTGACGTTGATCCGTTGATTGTTACGCTACCCATATCACACCACCGTCCAGGTTGATGAAGAAGGAATAGTTACAGTCGCAGAAGAACCAATCGTGATTGGCCCAAATGTACCTGCATTTGTGTTCGCAGGAATGCTGTAACTCGTATTCACAGTCTGACCGTTATTCCAGAAAATCGCATCTGAGCCCCCGCCAGCAGCACCGCCGCCAATGTTACCCCATGCCGTGCCGTTGTAACCCTCAAACGCTGTGTTGTCAGAGTTGAAGCGTATCATACCGGCAGTCGGTGTTCCAGAACGCTGCGCCGTTGTACCAGATGCGAGCTTCATCTGGCCTGTGCCAGACATGGTAAAATCGCCACTCGCACTGAGCGTCGTGAAACTACCCGCCGCAGCTGCTGTTCCACCGATTGCCGGTGGAGAGGCAAGGTATGTCGAGACACCCGCACCTGTCAGCGTGCCCGTGACAGTCAAAGTTTTACCTGTGCCGATATTCAGGCCAACTGATGTGCCATTACCAGCAGCGTTAAAGACACCATCGACCGTATCAAGGTCAGTGTTGATCTTGCCACCCCAAGTATCGCGTGACGCGCCAACTTCTGGCTTCGTCAGGTTGAGGTTAGTCGTATATGTATCTGCCATTACGGTCTCCTACTGCACAACCCAGTTCTGGGAGCCGGTAGATTGAACTACCCAATTCTCTACCACAATTTCTTGCGTTTGCCACGTCTCCGATACGATACCCTCTGGCTCCCAGAGATAGCGTCCCGTTGCACTCATTCCAGATGACGCAGCACCCGTCGCGATTGCTGAAAGCGTCACCTGCACCTGCGCTGTTGCTGTTGAAGCAGCAACGATGTCTAGCAACCCATACCATGTAACAGTTGCACCCGCAGTTGCATCTGACTGAGCAACAATCTCTGACGAAGCTGCAAGAATACGCGTCGGTGTAAATACGCCGTCACTTTCGCTTGTACCAATAGCCTCTGCAAGCTGCACGGCATACCCGTCAGCCGTCGCGTCAGACTGCGCCGCGATAGCAGCAGAAGCGCCTCTGATGGCATAAGCGTTGGCAGTCGAGTTGCTCGTCGCCGCAATCGTCGCCGACACTTCTCTGACACGCTGCGCTGACGCTGTTGCGTTACTCGTAACAGCTATGTCGCAATACGCGATCTCGGTATCAGCGGCGGCTGCTCCAGACGACGAGACAGATATAACTGTAAGCGTCGCGTCTGTGGTTCTGGTCGGTACTGCCGCTGCATCAGAAGAGGCCGCGATTGTGCAAGTAGCGTCTATGACTAACGCGGTGCCGTAGACACCTAAGCCATAGTCAAAACTACCGTAATCGCGACCATTCGCCATCTATTAGTCCAACGTGATGGTCAAAGCGCCTGTGTTGAACCGAAGAACGTCGCCAGTGTCGATGGTCTTCGAAGTTGTCAGGTTAGCAAATGCCAAAAGATTACCGCTTGACGAGGCATCGAAAATACCCGCCGCAACAACTGTACCCCATGAACCGCCTGCTGTTGGGAACTCAACTGCGGCGCTGTTCGCTGCTGTCGTTGGTGCTGTGCCTGTAACAGTGAAGTTTACAGTCTGACGAGCATAAGACGTACCTGACACTTCAGTGCCGCCGCCCGACTCACCAGGGGCAACTGTGTAAAGCGCAACATACCAAGATGTGGGGCGTGTCGCTGAGTTCGTCGTGAAAACCCAGTTCAGAACAAGGTCTTCTGTGTAATTCGTAAAGCCTGCCATTTCTAACTCCTTAACCGTAAGTTTTGCGCGTGCGAGCGACTAGAGGACCACCACTATGCACCGCCTTATCGCTTTCCAAGGCAAGCGCTTCGAGACGCGAATTATACATATTCGCGAACAACCCGACACGCTGATCGTCTAAGAGATACGGTGCGGCGTGTACGAGTGATCCATAAAGGTAAAGATCTGGCGCTTTAACAAGGAGCCAGTTTGACGTGTTCTGGTTACTGAGAGCGGGGATCTTCCCGTAATAGATCATCTCAATATCGATATTCGATCCCGGTGCAGGGATAATCTCAAGCGCATCGTCCATGATCGAGTAGAAGGACGGCTGAGTAACGATCTGCTGCTTGTTAATCCGGTCAGCCTCGTTCAGCGTTACATAACTGAGTGGCTGCGCGCCATCGATGATATGGATATTGATCGCCTCAAGCCAGTCACCGGGAAGCTGTACATATTCTTGGTTGCTCGTCGCCTGCGCACGGATGACCATTTTCTGGTGCCGTAAACGGCTGTTAACATCTGATTCGACAAACTGAATGAATGTCGGGATGATCGACGACAAGTCGTCACGGTTTAGCCATGACGCAATTTCGGACTGGAGTGTGGCGTATGTCGTAATTGTCATCGTCAACTCGTGTAATGGTGCGTCCGGTATGGTCGCGCTTCTTCGGTATTCAGCCAGCGTTTCAGTGCATTCTTGTCGTGAAGAATACCACGCTCCTTAAGCTGCAACAAAACAAGCATAGGAAGACGAGCCACTCTAACCATATCTCCAGATCTGGTCGTCCGTGAAACACCGTTCATCTCTTCCTGGTTAAACTTTGCCACGTCTGAAATGTCAGTCGTATCAATGAAGTGCATCGTGCCATCATGTTCGACTTTCATCTTGGTGAGAGTTCCGGTGAACCCGTCATAACCAAGTGTGAACTCGCCCGGTGCGTAATCTTTATCGCTCATGGTGCTCCCCAAGAGAAAAGAGGGGCGGCGTACCGCCCCTCTCTATTATCAGGCAGAGGTCGTGAGGTTTGCAATCGCTGCATGGGCTTTTTCAGCCTTCATGCGGAGACCGTACTCAACGACGAGTTCTTTCTTCATCGAGTCGCCAGTTGCGGCGATGTCGATTGTTTCGAAAGGACGGAGATACGCAACAGATGCGTATTCTGGGTCGAGAACAAGTGCGAAACGCTCATCGGCAAACCGATTTGGCACCATCGACACCTCACCGAAGTCGGATAAATAGACATCAGCGGTGGCAATAATGCCAGCAGGCTGCACCTGATTGTAGGTGATGCGCTGTTGAGCGATACCTGCAAAGCCAGATGCAACCGTCTTGTTGTACGGACCCGTCATAAGGATCTTCGCTTCGCCGCCCTGTGACCAGACGTTCTGAATTGCCGTCTTGAGCATGGTTTCGGTGAAGGCAACGTCTGTCGAGGTCGAGAGGTTCGTCCAAGCAGCGTTCGGGTAGCCGTTCGGTGAAGACGAAAGCGTCGGAGCGGTTGCACCGTTCGCGACAGAGTTCGTGATCAACCAAGCAGGAACACCAGCGGTGTAACGAGCCGTTGAGCTGTTACCAGCTGAAGCAGCTTGGTTCGACAGGAGGATCTTTTCCATGTCGCGCTTGAGTTCCTTTGCAGCCTTGGCTTGGTTGTAAGCCAAAAGCGTACGCATACCGGCCATGTTAACAGCCTGTGCCGTACCAGAAACTGCAACGACCTTGCCGCTGATCTGCGTGTAGTTCGCAACGCGGTTCGTGTCGGTGAAGTCCGTGTTACCGGCATCTGCACCTTCGACCAATGCATTGGAACCGTTCGCTGCTGCGAGCGAGTCCGTTTGCCATTCGAAGTAGGTGTTGTCTGCCGTGTCACGGCCTACGTTCGACATGAACGGAGTCGAGGTCGGGCTGATGTCATAGATGATGTTTGAAAGGTCTTCGCGCTGTTCGTTTACAGCTTGATAGGTTTGTACTTTACTTACGGAAGGCATTATCGTCTCCTACTTTCCATTAGGCCAAAGAGTTTAGCAGCGTCATCGACGCTACCAGTTTTACTGAGACGCATTTTCGCGCGAGCAACTTCGGTCTGCTGCTTCGGAGCGGATGCAGGCGTTCCTGAACGCAACGGCTTCGGACCTTCCTTCTTGTCAGGCTTAGGTCTGTTAGCCATTAACGCGTCATACTTACGCGCCTTCTCCAGAACAAGAATTGCTCGTGGATCGTATGCTTGAGCTAACTCGTCTTCAGAATACCCGACTTTCTGTCCGTATTCCTTCAACGCTGCACGCGCTTCGTTCCACTTGTTCGGATCATTCCATTCTGGGACTTGCTTCACCAAATACTGGCGACCTTGCTCCACAATGGTCTTCAACCGATCTTGTTCTTCCTTCTGCTGCAAGTAGCTGAGACGTTCCTTTTCGGCTTTCGTCGCAGCCAAGCGTGCCTGGTAGTCACGCCATTGCTTTTCGACCAGAGGAAAGTTTAACGGGTCTTCCTTGTGCAACCGTTCCCAATCTGGCTCTTGTGGCACGAGTTCTTTAAGCTGTGCATCAAGCGCATCGATCAGGGTCGCGTGTTGCTGGCGCTCCGTTCGAACTGCCTCATACTCTTGCTCGAATGAGACTTTCTCCTGACGGAGTTCGTTCATCCTTCGCGAATAATCGGATTGCCGCTGATAACCTTCGAGAGCCTCTTTAAGCGGAATCTCCTGCGTCTTGCCGTCAATCTTGACGGTTACGAGGGTTTCCGGTGAGAGATTCTCAACCGTGTTACCATCTTCATCCGCGCCAGAATCGGTCTCCTCAGTGTCGTCAGTAGCCTGAGCGGCTAGACCATCTTCCAACACTGGGGTCTCATCGACCTCGTCTGCCGTCGCCTCGGCCTCTAAAGCCTCGGCAGGAGCTGGCTCCGGTTGCGCGTTGGGTTTCGGCTCATCGCCTCCCAGTAGCGCCGCCATACGAGTTGCAGCTTCTGATACGCCGATTTCGCGGGTCTGCGACTGCTCGGCCTGATTGCTCATGTAAATACTCCTATTCTATCGCCCCTTCAAGCGGCGGTTGAACGCGACTACATCTGGGGTACCGGCGAGAGCGTCGATCTGCCCCTGTAGATCTGCGATGGCACGCATCATGTGATACGCGTCATTCCTGACATCAACGTCCTTCGGGTCAGAGGACAACCAGATCTGGGTGTACTTGTCCCGCAAGGCGTTAAAGAGAGCCTTCGTCGCAATGCTGTTCTTGAGCGCTTGGGCAGCGCGGAAGAGATCTTGGTCTTCCATTACATCATCCCTGGCGGCATCATGGGCTGCTGCATCTGTGTCTGCATCATGGCCTGCTCACGCTGTGACTGGATCGAGAACATGGCCTCGATCTCGGCGCGCTGCCGGTTCACCTCTGCGTTGATGCTTGCCACATCGACCTGTGCGCCATACTTGGCCTGAATCTCGGCAGCACGGAGCATCACATCGGCAATGAGCTGATCGCGCTTCAGATCTGCGTCTGCCTGCGCCTTTTTGGTTTCGAGTTCCTGCTTTGCGGCAGCGATGAGAATGTCGGCGCGGGTCTTTTCTGCCTCGACCTGTGCCAGCATCTCTGCCGGGTCTGCCTTCTGCTTTGGAGCCATCGCCTGCATATATTGCTGAATCTGTTCTGGTGTCGGCTCTGAGTAGAACTGCGCTGGGTTCTGGAAGCCAGCCAACTGGGTGATCTGATTCAGCGTCGAGACATACTGCTGGATCGAGACCATTGGGTTGTTCGGTCCATATTGCTGGAGGATCTGTTCCTGCTTCGCGGCGATCTGCTGCAAGAACATCATGCGTTGCTCATCTGAGCCACGGCCCAAAGCAATGTTGACCACCATATCCATGTCGGCAGTCCAACCGCGCGGATCGATGGGCACAAACTTGTTACGAAGACGGATGATCTTCGGCTTATCTTGATGCTGTACAACAAGATGAAGCAACCCCTTAAAGCAACGCTTCAAGCCATCACCAAAGAGACGAGCGATCATCTCGATGCGCTCTTGCGATGAGGATAACTGTGCCTGCACTGCTGCGCGCGTCGTGGACTGAAGTGCTTCTGCATCCAAGCCCTGCGAGGCACGCGAGATACCCGTGCGCTGCGTCTTGATCTCATCAAGATAGCCCATGACACCAAGAGCCGGTTGACCGACAAACGGTGTTGCAAATGGGACAATCGCACCAGGCGAACGCATACGGATAAGCGCACCTGTCTCGTTGTTCATCAAATCGTCTACGTTGACCTGACCCTCAACGAAACCCGTGCGCGGGTGAATCGACTGAGCCAATGAGTCAAGCGTGTTACGCATGATGTTCGACTTGATCAGTTGCAGGTCCATCGTCTGATCAGCAATCGATTTACCGAAAATCGTGTGCGGTGTCGGATCAGGCGACAGCGTAGCAAATGGTATTTCTGTGACTATTTCTTGGTGGACGATGTAACCACCATTGCCGACTGTGCAGACTTTATGCAGTTCGGCGATACCGTCGCCATCTTTGTCGATGCGGATATAGGCTTCAACGTAGTAGACTTTATCTGTGCTTTCGTCGTTTCCATTTGCCACCCCAAAGAACGACTGGTCAGCAGGATTACGAACCAGTGTTTCCATATTCAGCTCAAACCCACCTGAGCCAGCATTCATTTCAACAATATCTTTGTCGTAGCCCATCGCCACCAACTCAGACACAGTTGCAAGTTTACGACGACCGGCAATCAATGCGTCATCGATGTTCGTTGCTTGGTTGTCGATCAAGAATTGCTCAACCGGAATACACTCAACGATGTAGCGAGGTTCGCGGATGACGCGCTTCACGCGCATCGAGAAGACACGCGGTGTCATGTTCATGTCTGGCGACATCGTCACAACATTCGTCTGCGCGGTAAAGATTTGCTCTTCCTGCAACTCAAGCACAGTCACTTGCGGGTCTTGCGCAATAAGTGCTGCTTCTTCTTGTGACAGACCTGAGTAAGAGTATTCCTCGACAGTTTCCTTGTCCTGCTTATACCAAGTCAGAACACCTTCCTTCAGAATGAGCGCATCTTTCATTGCGTCATGGAGAATGCGGAAGCCTGGGTTCTCCTGCATGAAGATGTAGTTGATGAAATCGGTCATCTGTTCCGCGACTTCGACATCTTCTGCGGTCTTCGGAACAAACTCCAAAATCTTGTCGCCACCCGTAAAGATACGGAGCAACGATGGAAGCATCGCCAAAACTGTGTCACGCACTTCGGTCATAACGACCTGCGAGCGACCTTCTTCCTCATCGCCGAAATCGTTGCCCAGATAGTAGGACATCGCGTTCTCGCGCTCTGGCGCGATATAGGTATCGATATAAACTGCTGCGTCTTCAATTGCCTGACGAACTCGAGAGCGGAACTCTTCTTCATCCATCGGCTGGTCATTGATACCCGGTGTCAGGATACCCGTGTCGTCGTCATAAGCACGCGGTGCTGAGACGGATACCGGAATGTTGTCGGGGTCATATCCTGAAATCGCCATATCTTAGACCTTTCTCACGCGCCACCACTTCCAGCCGCTCTCTGAGCCTACCTCGTGCTTGGGCAGTAATTCTTTCACAGCCTTAGATACACCATCGAACGGGTAATCGTCACCTCCCATGACTCCGCCCCGTTTGAGCTTCGGCATCCATGCCTCGATGTCGGCTTTCACTTCCTCGTACTCGTGCCCTGCATCGATCCACACAAAATCGACAGAGCCATCCTGAAACTTAGCGGCAGCACCGGCACTGTCAGACCGAATAGGTGTCATCTTTAACCCTTCGATCTTCTTCATGTTCGCTTTGAAGATTGAGTACACCGACTTCAGCTCCGGGTCATCTTTGTGGACTTGGTCAGATCCCTTCCAGTGATCGACGCAGTATAACTGTATGTCTTTGCCAGAGTTGACGATTTCGACACCGAGAAACGCCGACGATCTACCCTTCCAACAGCCGATCTCAACAAAAACCGCACCGCTAGGCAGCGCCTCTAGCACTGCATCGCGATACGGTCTTGTGAAGTTGAACCAGCCTTGGATGTCTTCGTAGAAGTGTTTCATTTCTTCTTCTTCGACATACCTGCTTCAGAAAGCGCAATCGCGATGGCTTGCTTGCGGCTCTTTGCCAGCGGTGCCTTCTTCGGGCCTTTCGGATTAACGCCTGCGTGCAGAGTGCCGCGCTTATATTCGCCCATCACTTTAGCTATTTTAGCTGAACCTTTACCCTTCATCGCAGTTTCTCCTTAAAGATCAACGTGTTCGTGCATGAACTCAAGCACACCTATATGTCTTACCTGCTTGCTGAGATCATGGTCAATGTAGACCTTGAACCCTGCCTTCTGAGCCTCGCGGCAGAAGTACATGTCCTCACCGATAAACGCCTTCCAATCAGGCGAATACCCGATCTGGAACCACGGCATCGGCATGGCGCGAAACACGTCAGCTTCCACCAACATGCACCCCATCCCTACAGCGTCAACTTCCTCTAACCCTGTAGATCCTTCACCAGATGTTACATATTCGAGCTTCTGGAAGTTCTTGAACGCCACAGTTTTGACAGGGATTCGCCGTGTTGCGTAGTTCGCTGCCACAATCGGTAGATCGTGTTTCAGTAGCTGATGCACAACATTAGCTGGGAAGCGCATGTCACTGTCAAGAAACAACAAATAGTCTGCGCCACCGTCTAACGCCATACGGACGAGCTTCATCCGCTGGTCGGCAATCAGAGTGCCGCTGACCATAAGTATATCCAATTTCGACCATTCTGGCGCAGCGTACGAGTGAGCTGACAGGACCGCGAGATCCTTGGCAAAACCGGCATAGACCTCATCTCTAGCCGGTATACAAATCGCTAGCGAAGATGTCACAGAAGCCCAGATCGCCTGCTTCCACTGTTCCCATCGCATCTTGTTCACGCCCATCCTTACCGGCAATACCCTCTTCGATGCACTTCATCATGTCAGAGGTTTGGATAAACGCGGCGCAGTTACCGCATCGCATCGTCTTCGCCTCATCAGGTGATACGTCCCACTTCGAGGCCATCTGGCGCCAGTATTGCTCATTCGGCTCGCGCGGGTTCATCGGGCCATAGTCAGCCTTATCAATCGCTTTACCGCGATTCTGTAAGTTCACTGTGATGTCGCGCGTGGCGACCGGACATGCTTCAACCATTTTTCTTCGCCTTTCGCGCTGCACGCATATTGTCTACCAAATTCGGATAAGGTCGCCCTGCCGCTTTTGCCATAGCCTTAGCGGAAGCCTTTTGCCTCAGTGAGAGCTTCTTGTCTTTCTTTGTCGGGTCTTTCGTTTCCCAAACCTTCTTCATGTCACTTCCCCTTGTTCCGTGCGGAGATCGCTTTTGCCTTCGCTTTCGCGTCAGCCTTTGATGATGCACCCCATGCCTTCAACGACAACAGCAACCGCGTGGGCTTACCCTTCTCGTCGCGCTCTGGACCCGGCATTCCTGCCATGCGAGCGAGAAACGATGCACGGCGAGGATTATCGCCAGATTTCACAGGCGGCTTCAGGTTCATCCCCTGAGCCTTCGCTGAAGCGCGACCCTTCGCGTTCAGCCCACCGGATGCATTTTTGCCTTCCTTACGCTGCCATGCAGGACTCTTTGCCATTACACAATTCCCTTAATCGCACGCTTAATCGGTTTACCTCTAACCCAAGGAGTGGCCCTGCCGCCAACAAGCGCAGCATTACCGGCGAAGGTCAAGCAAAGCGCGTCAGCCAAGTCAGGCGAACGCATACCGCGCTTCTTCATCGAGTCCTTTGATTCTACCACAATCTTACCCGCAGACGTAAAACTATACCTTGGCGCGACAAGCTCATGCCTCAATGTCGGCTCGTTCGGCATCTTCACAGTCCGAGTTGCCAGCCAATCCTTGACCGACAACCACTGCTCATCGCGCAACTTATTCGCGTTCGGGTTCATGGCAGACGCTTCAGCGACATTCACATCCCTGACATTGTACCCCATCTCGCGCAACCGATCCGCAACACCAGATCCAAGCCCAATCGTATCAACGCAGATCTCGACCGGGTTATCTGTGCGCGCCTCGTTCACCACAGCCCCGACGAGCTGCATCAGATCGAGACCACCCCATGACTTTACCTCCATCACGACATTGCCCTTACGCTTGCACAATGCCGATCTGTCAGTACCAAACCGCGCAACGTCCAACCCGTACACCATACCGTCTGACACATCAGCCGTAACATCACGCGACATAGCGGCATCGACCAACTCAGCCGCAATCAGCGTGTCGTTGTCAGCGATAGCGAAATCACCAAGCACGCGTATCCGATACGCATTCGAACCTTCGCCATAGGTCGCCTTGATCTGCTCAACGAAGTCCTTCGACACCAATGGAATATCGAGACAGGACACATGCATCGTGTCCCAGTCAG